TATCTTTCATCTTTTCCATTTTAGCTTCGTTAGCGCGTTTAATTTCCTGCATTCTTTGGAATTGTCCAGGACCGCCATTAGGGTCAAATGGAGCAGGCTGTTGCATTCCAAGCATTTTATTCATGGTCTGTGCGCCAAAACCTTGCGACAAGGTTGCGCCAGCTCTAAGGTCTTTTCGAGTTTTCATGGCAGCTGACATGTCTTTAGCAGAAGGCATTTCCCCACTGCCAGCCTTGCTTCCGCCAGCACCGCCGCCACCGCCTCCGCCACCAGCTCCCCCACCACCAGAACCGTTTAGGTTGCTGTTAACCTGCCCAGACTTCTTAACTAGGTTGTCAATAACCTTTTCAGCTTGTTTAAGCCTAGATACGAGGCCTTCTAAACTATCAGCCATATTAAGTCCTTACTAACTTTCCAGCAGCTTTGGCCATTTCTAGCCAATTAGCTCTTTCCCTAGGAGTCAACTCTTTAATTTCATTTAGAGTCCACCCTGTAAAACTTACAGATAAGGCCATCCAATCAGCCATTAATTTATAGTAGTGTGCTACTTTAGAAACGAAACAAAGTTCCAAGATTAATTGGAACCACTACCTTTCCTTCACAATCTGAGCAGTCAATAACGATGTCATCAAATTGTGGGCCAGGAATACGCTTTACAATTTCATCACCAATTTTTTTACGGTCAACTAGTCCAATTGCCTGAATTTGAGCCTTACCCATAACAGGTTTTCCATCAATTTCAAGTATTGTGTGCTGAAGCAAAACTGTAGTTAATTCTGCATTATTGCGGTCAGAACTTACTGCAAGTTCCTTCTGTACAACTCCAGTAGGAAGAGTTACCTCATAAACACTGGATTTACCTTGAATAGTAAAAACACGGTCTGCAACTGAATCTACTAAAATTTTGACTTTGATATCACGGTCTACATCTACTTCTACATCTTTAAAATCATCGCAGCCTACGCAATATGTAGAAAGTTGAGCTGTTTTACCAAAGGTAGCTTTAAAAATTCCCAGCATAAGAGCATCACGGTCACCCGAAAGCAAGGAATCAAGAAGAGGCTCTGTTACTGGTAGTTCACCAATTTTAACTACAGCGCGATTTAAAATTGTGTTAAAAGCTTTTCCGATACTATTAGCTTTACCAATAATCTCTTCATCTTTTCCATTTAATTCACGAACTTCAGCGGTCTTGATGACCTCCCTATCTGGACCAATAAATCCAGCAGGGAGGGTCACCAAGTTATCCGAAGGAGTGTTGATAATTAGTGGTGCGGTATTTTGTTGTTCTGTGCTTTGTAGTACTTTATTAATAAGGTCATTATTAAGTTCTGTACCACTAGCGGTTTTCATATTGTTTTCCATGTAATTATCCTTTTTTTATTTACTTAAATTTTTGAGCAGAGCCAGCAGTTGTTAGGTCTGTAGCCCAGTTCATGTCAAAGCCTTCGTGAACAAGAGAAATCTGTTCTACAAATAGGGCGTTGTCACCAGCATTTAGGTCAGAGTAAGCAACAGCAGTTGGCCAAGCGTTGTACACCTGGAAACGAGCTGAAACATGGTCCTTGTAATTTGCTGTGGTTAGCTCAAGGTTGTTTCCACCAGAACCAGCGATTGGGTGGGTTAGCACTTCAATCTCCAAGTCGCAGCGGAAGTTTTCACCCTGTTTGGCAGTAGTACCGTTTTGAACGGTAGCAAACAACTTACGCATCCAGTCCCAGTGCTGTGAAGTGCCGAGAACGACACCACGCTGCAAGGTGATTGGTGAGAAGGTTGTCTGGCCAGGAATCTGGTGAACAGTGGTGTTGTAGCCACCTTCACGGTAAGGGATTGAGTCAGTAGTTACTGACAAACCCGATACTGAAGTGAAGCCGACAGTCACCTTTGGGGTCTTCAACCAAGAGCCGCCACCTGCGTTGCCACCAGTAAGTGGCTTGAAGGTAACCAAAAACCTAAAGTTTCTGATTGGGTCGGTCTCAAGAGTTGAACGGTTGTTGATAATAGTTGGTCCAGCCATTTATTATTTCTCCTTCGGTTATTCTGCAGTCTTTTGACTGAGGTTAATGACAACAAACTCTGCAGGATATTCAAGAGCCACACCAATTTCGATATGAACCTCACCCGCTTCAATTGTTGTGTTTGTGTTGTTTTCTTCATCACACTTGATGTAGAAAGATTGTTCTGGAGTAGTTCCACGTAGACCACCCTGGTTGCGGTAATCATTTAGGAATACGCCTAGTACAGTGATTAGGCGAGCCCATAGGGTTTCAGTGTTGTTCTCAAACAGCGCGAACAGAGATAGGTCATTCAGACGCTTTTCAATGTAAGACAATGAACGGCGCATATTGATGTACCTGTTTGCAGTGTTATCTTGAAGAAGAGTGCGACCACCCATTACAACTACACCAGCACCTGGAAGGTTGCGAATAGCGTTTACAACACCCTTACCTACTGGAGAACCGGTAGAACTTGTTCCGGAGTTTAGGCTATCTAGTTCTGATGGGCTAAAAGGACGCTCAAGAGCAAGTGCATCAGTAATAACAGCGTTAATACCTGCTGCTGCCTTGAATGCACCAACACGACGGTCAGTAGCAAGGAATAAACCAGCTACAGAACCAGAAGGTCCAATTTTACGTACAGCATTACCTGACTTACCTAGTGGGTCTTTAATAAATACTTGTGGGTAATATACGGCGGAACGGCTGCTTGCATTTAAGTCACCAGCTTGTGATAGAGCCTCGTCAACAGTTAGACTAGGTGCGGTCTCAATAACAATGAAGTGACGTTTGCTAGAGTTATCGGTGTCAGTCCAAGTTTGAAGTGCCTTATAAACTTCTTTAGCAATACCCCAACCGCTTCCAGTATCAAAGGCTGCGGTTCCAGCACTTAATTCACGAGCAGTAGTGGTACTTCCAACATCGCTAGTTCCACCAGTTGGCACAGATACAGTGAATGTAAATGGGCTAACAGTAGTAATTGCGGTTACTGTTAGGTAACTATTTAGGAATGTCAGGTTTGCTGAAGCAAACGCTAGAGTAGCACCGCTAAGAGCAACAGACGGAGTAGCACTTAGAGTAAAGGTTGTTCCATTTGTAATACTAAGGATAGTAGTTCCAGATGGAATAGTTCCAGTACCAGCTGATTTTGTCACTGTCATACCTACACGTAGGTTAGCAGTAGACGTCACAGTTACAACAGCTGCAGCTGACGAAGCTGTTCCAACAGTTCCTACAGCTGTATCCAATGTAGTTGAAGTCAAACCACTGATAGTTAGCGGTTCTCCAACCAAGAATGGATGAGCAGTGGCAGTTGTAAATTTAGCAGTTTTAGCTGTGTTATCGTAAAATACGCTAGTTGGAGTAGCAGTCTTACCAACAGAAGTATCAGAAATACGTCCAACAACGTCTGGAAGGAAGAACACTAGAGGCTGGTCAATAACTTCAAACTCTTTAAAAACAGAGCAATCAGAAACTGCAAAGGTACCTGTTGGTGAAGCTGCAGGGTTGTAAACAGTATTACCAGTGTAATCTCCATATACGTATTCAACATCAGGACTAGGCGCACCTTCTAGAACAACTGTTGCTGTTTGTGGAATATTTAAAACGTTCTTTGCAACAACATAATTTACCTTAGGTGTAATAACAGCCCCAGAAGAGTCGTATTCAGTTTCAATACCTTCAAGAATCTTAATGAAATCAGAACCAAAAGCCAATACTGTAGGCGCATAATCACCAGAGGTTGCATTATGGAAAACTACTCCATTAAACTGCTCTACAATTGTATCATCTGTAATAGTATTAGTAACAGGGTTATTTGCATCATAATAAACCGTGATGTCATAATATCCATCTAGACGAACCGCTCTTGAAGCGGCAATCACTACGCGGATGTTGTTACCGTCTACACCACGGTGCTTAGCTGCAATAGTACATAGAGTACCTCCACCATTTCCTGTGAAAGTAACTTCTTTCTTTGCAACCTTCTTTGAAGAAACAGGGAAAATACGCTTTACGTAAAGCTCACTTCCACCATTCTTAAAGAATGAACCAATGCTAAAAGTAGCAGGGTATAGTGTGTTGTAGCCACCAAACTTCTGCGTAAAGTCATACCATGACGTTACTTTAGTAATCTGGTCTGAGCCACGCTCAAATGCTGCAATTACAGCACCTGCGGCGTTAGCCGTTGCAGCTAGATTTACTGGGGCTGCAGCCAGTGGAAGTTCATTAATGAACACTCCAGGACGATTATATGTCGCCATTTTTTCTCCTTAACTAGGGGGTTGTTATTTCAGGGGGTTCCAGATTATTTCGATATAGTGAATTCATCAATCGCATCCCAGCGAATAGAATTCACTGGAGGATTAACGGTAACACTGAGTACCTTGTAAAGTTGACGGAATACACCCTGTACTACCTCGGATGAGACACGCACAGAGATTGCGTTAACAAACAGACGCTTTGCCTGTTCAGTTACGTCACGCTTGGCGACGTTCATGACATCTAGGCGTCTCATAGTAATAGTGTTAGTGGTGACATCGCCAACAGTAACGCTTTTTTCTGGGATTTCTAGATAGCCAAATCTAAGTGGGAACTTCTCGGTTAGAAGTTGTGCTAATATTGCTCGGTCATGACGAGGATGACGAGAGTAAGTTGAAATCTGATAGTCAATATAAACTGGGATAGGCATATCAACCAAGAAATCTTGGGTTGTTGAGTTAATGCCATTAGGGGTTAGATACTCAGGGTTTACTAGCCCACGCATTTCACGCTCACTATCGCGTTGAATATCTACCATATCAATAGTTATATAAGGGTAAGCCTGAGCAGTGATTTCTTGGTCTGGTTGGCCAAAGAATACGCGGACCTGGCGAGGAACATCCTGACCGTCTGATTTCTGGTCAGCAACAGTCATGCCCTGCAGCTTGTTACGAAGAGCTTCGTCTTCAGAAAGAATAAAGGTCATTTGCTACCTTTTTCTATTTTGGCGTTAAACAAAATAACAAATACTTTACCAAACTCAGCATTCATATTACCAAAACGGCGAAGAGTACCCTTATTATTTCCTTGGTATTCTAAATCAAATACTTGACTACGGTAGCTAGCGCTATCAATTTTGTATGCCTTATTACCCGGCTTTACAGTAAGAGAACTAGCAATATTTGCTGGCCAGCCTTGAGTTTGGGTATAGATTCGCACCTTCTTAGTTATCTCTTTAACTAAGTCCTTTTTAGCGGCTTCAAATGCG